GATTTTTTAAATCGCCTTTATATAAAGAATCTGTTTGTCCTTCCCGTTCACAAAGCTGGGGCAAGATAAAAGATTTCACACCATCGACAACCGTATAATAACGATAGCTATCGGGATTCGGGATGAAATCGGGATTTGGATAGACCAAACCTTCTTTGGGATTCTCCTGTGAATTTAGCTGCGCAAAAAACGGATGATTGACTAATGCCTCCGGCAAATAGGACGGTTGATATAAATGCGTTTCAAATATCGACTGCAGAGGCGAAATCGTTAAACTTTCTTGCGATAAATAAGATTGGGTGCCTTGTTGAGTTTCTTGTTGTACTATAAGTTCGCAAAACTTTTTGCATAAAGTTGTGATTTATTTTGCATAATACGAAAACACTTATGCAAAATAAATCACAGATTAAACCTAGATAAAAACGCCCTTTAAATCATCATTAAAAGGCGTTTAAATTTTATAAACCCTCAAATCATTTTGTATAAAAATTTTCATATTTTTTTTAAAACTATTTACTTTTATAAATTTGAGCCTTACAATAGGCTCATCTAAATGATGAGATGGCTACCGAGCCGCTAACTAATAAGCCTAAAGGAGGCGATTATGAAAAACTTAAATCAACAACTAAATCACTTATCCCCAGCATCAGATTGGATTACAACCAAATTGCAAGATGCATACGACCACTTAAACCAACAATTAAATATTGTAGTTGATGATAGTAACGGTTTTTTTGCAGTTGCAATGGCATACCAACAAGCCTGCGACCAAAAACCAGAAGTTGCTGACAAGATGCAACGTATAGCAAATTTAATTGTAAAACGCGCTAATCAAATTGAAAGAAAACATAAAGCTTTATTAGATAGATTAAGCCTTGACGACCTAGAACAATTAATCATTTCATAATTAATAATGCCCCGCCAATAGGCGGGGGTGGAGGATCC